AAAAAATTAATTTGTTTGAGTTCACCGTCAAATTGTAGACGGTTCTTACTGTGTTCTTTTAGGACGTTCGTTCCTACATTTATCATAATGACATTTTATGTTGTAAAAGTAAAGAGAGGTCAAGTCTTTGAGCTTTTTGTATTAGGTTAGTAAAACCGGTAAAGCCCATCTCGCTTGGGTCTTTATCTTTAAGTTCGACCAGGTAAACGTTCTTACCCATGTTTAGCAATTGCTCAGAATATGAGAGAGCTTGTTTCTTAGCATCCCCATCTAAGGCTATGTATATGTCTTCGCTACCGGCAGACACAATTTTCTTCAATAGAGCTTTAGGTAGACTTTTCCCTAGAATAGGTACAGCATTTCTTCGTACGGCCATAGCATCAAATACTCCTTCTACAAGTATAATAGGTTTGTTCCAGTTAACTTGATTTTCAAAGGCTACTATATCTTTTGATGCTTCTGGGTTCTTGTATTTCATCCAGTCATCTTCGTAAGTACGAGCGACAAAGAAGTTTAAATTATTATTCTCGTCATAAGAAGGTACAACTATTCGTCCGGCATACTCTCCTTTATCGCAAAAACCAATATTATACCGGAGTATATCTAAATCTGAAATACCTCTTTTATTGAGGTATCTTCTTAACTTCTGGCCCATAATCGAGGTAGGAGATAGATCATTTATAGAACGAAACTCTTCAGGTAAAGTGACATTTTCTTCAACTCGATAATAACTGTCTGTACCTCTATGTACATACTTAAGTACTTCAACTGCTTGTTCTTTAGGTAGCTTAAGTTGGTATAGGAGAGACTTAATAGTCCTACCTCTGGTACGGCAGACCCAGCATTCCCATGGATTCTTACCATCTTCTGTTGTACCTAGCTTTATTTCAAGCTTCATTTTCTTATGGCTACAGAAAGGGCAGTGAAAGGCGTGGTTATCTCTAGCTCTTTTGTGACTTTTGCCAAGGACGTTTTCTAATGCCCCTAATAAAATTGAATAATCTTGCATATAACTATTTTACGTACGTACTATAATATAGTAAAGAAAACAGCAAAAATCAACGATGCTTAATCACTTTTATGATAAGATCTGTAGATCCTTTAATAACTCTATGATACATCCCCTGGGGTATAAAAATGCTGGAGCCTTTACGTAGAGGTAAAGGAAGTTGGTTATCAACCTGAATTAACCAGTCGGTCTCGTTTAAAGTACAGAGGGTTCTATCTTCTCTATCACGGTGCCAAACTAAATCGTCTGGGTCTGTATTTTTATAAAATTTACGAATGGAAACGTTTCCGTGAATCTCTTCTCTGTAGGGACGGTCTTTTACCAGTAACCTGGATAGTTTTGACTTCCACCAAGAGATTTCCAATATCTTCCAACTCTGCATGACCAATAACCTGCTTTAGTTTTATCTTTCTTATCTTTACAATTATGACGATCGGCAAAAGCTTTTCTTCTTTTTGGATCTTTTAACTTAACTGCTAAATTTCCACCACCGTCTTTAGCGCCAAAAGAAACTTTCTTAACTTTGCCGGTTTTTGGATTTTTTACATAAACGTAGAACTTCTTACTACCGCCTCTTTTTGGTTTGTTAAGATCTACCTTCTTGCCTTGGTATTCAGCTTCATCTAACATCGGAAGGTCGAGAGGGACCTGTTTACCTTCGTAGATCCCGTGACTACCTATATCCGTTTCAGAGATTAGATCTATGTCGGCCTGTATCAAGTCGATCTTACCTTCGTTATATAACTGTCTTGCTTGTGCAAATAAATCTATAAACTCCCAAGAAGAATATCGATATACGTTTTCGTGAAGAGCTAACCCGTGCTTGAGGTGGTAATCTATACCTGGGGTTGTATTGAGTATTTCGGCTATTTTAATCATTAAAAATCTCTAGAGTAGAATTTAGCGAGAATATTATCATTTATATACTCATTATTATTTTCTAAAACTTCATATATAAATAGATACTTGCACTCAAAGTAAGTTAGATGCTTCTTATTGTCTACGAATTTAAGAATTTCTCTTTTAAAGTCCGACTCTTTTCCGTCTTTAACTAATTCTTTAATCTCAGTTTGGGAACCATAGTAGGTTTTCCAATCAGATTCTTTTATTACTTTTTTCTTGGCAGGAGCTCTTCCTCCAATACCTTTAGCTTTTCTCTCTTCTTTTAGTATTTCTAGTTCTTTTTTACCTAACTTAACGTTACGTTCAAAATAAAGAACTTTCTTTCCTATATACTTTCTATTCGAAGGAAGATGGGTAACTTGGTAAATAAATCCGTACGTACCGTCAGGCATCTCACCGATGCTATTTATAACCTCATTTTTGTATAACCACATATTTTATATATCGAATTTTACAACAAATGTCATATCGTTTGTTTTAGATTTAGGGATAGGCTGTCCAAGCTTTGCAACTGCTACAAGTTCATGTGCATCGTTGTATAACCCAACTGTAGTAATGTAGGGAGCAAACTCACTACCTGTAATATTATTCTTAGGAAGACCTCCTGAATATGATAAAGAGCCGGATAAAGCTGATTCTGTTTGACAGGCGGTAGGGTTCTGGGTGAAGTTGAATTCGGATGATTTTACTTTACAGTAGGCATTTTGAGTAAATACCGGATAGGTAGATTCCCAACTAGCTGTGTAACTGCTACTTACATTAAACCATTCAACTAATTCTTGATTGGTTACCACTACAGTACCGTGCTTATAGTTTATATCTCCAACTGAAAATGAACTAGTAATGCTGGCAGGTAAATCCGTAGAAGCAGATCCAGAATAAGTTAAGTAGCCTTCACCTGAGTCTATAAGTCTTCTTGTATCGGATGCTGAACTTCCAAAAACTGCTGTAATACTAAAACTACCAGGATTAACGTAACTTCCTACAATGTTTTTAGGTAAAGAAAATATAGATGAAGATTCATTTAATATACGCGAACCAGAAAATAAAGAAGATTCTAAATAATGTTCATAAGAACCGGATATCAGAATAGAACTACTTACGTTAAAATTATTGTAATATAAATGTTTTATACTTCTATAGTTCAGAGAGCTGTTATATTCTGAATCGGAAGGATATAAGTAATTTATATTTTCTAATGCATTTGATACAGTTATACCATTACTTACGAAAGATGCACTAGGTACTGTAAAGCTTTTGTGTGCATTGTGTACGGAAGTAAAACTATCTGCAGATCTTAATTTTTTAAAAGCGCTCATATTAATAAATATCAAATGTCAAGTTTAAGTACAAACGTCATATCTGTATCAGTTGATTTAGGAATAGGTTGACTTAATTTAGCAACAGCTATAAGTTCTTGATCGTCGTTATACAGGCCTACTGTGGTGATATAGGGTTTAAAATAACTACCAGAAATATTGTCGGCAATACTGCCTCCATCATTCTTTATAGCACTTGGATTTAAGCTAAAATTGAATTCTTCGTCTCTTATCTTAAGCTTGTAGTTAAAGGTGTATACTGAAAGGAGAGAGGACCAAGATAGAGGATCGATCGGTTCATTACTAAAATATCTGGCGAAGTAGTCGTCGGTAAATACTACCATCCCGTGGTTGTAGAATATGTCTCCAACTCGGGTACCGTCAGCCACTCCACTATAACTCCCTACTGAAATTATACTACCTTCCCCGTCGTCGATAACTGAACCTGATGGCAGATCTTCTATGTATTCTCCGCCTGCTGCTACAGTCTCTAGTACGTAATCGCCTTCATTCTGTACATACTCCGTTGATATATCTGTTGAGAAGGTGCCAGGTTTTAAAGCTTCTCCGTATCTTGATCGAGGAAAAGAGACTACTCCTACTCGATCTCCCAAATACCTGGAGCCTGAATATATAGATGATTGTCTATATTCTTCGAAACTGCCTGTTAAAAGGTCCTCAGATATATTGCCGTAATATAGTTGCCTTATACTCCTGTACTGTAGTAGTTGTTCATAGGAGAAGGCGGGGTACTGTAGAGAGGCAGGAGAGGAAAAACCAGGGAAAGAAAGTGATCCTGATACTCCTGAAAGAAAACTTATACCGTAATCGGATGCATTACTACCAGAAGTACTATTACTTTTTGTAGCAAGATGTACTGTAGTAAATACATCCTTTCGGTCTAATTTTTTGAAGGCACTCATTCATTAGTAATCTAACTTAATTCTTACGAGTGCTTCTTTGGTTGAATTTTTTAACAATGGTCTAGATAATTTTGCAACTGCAAGTAAATCTTGATTGTCGTTGTATAACCCTACTGTAGTAATGTAAGTTTCTGGAGAGTCAATAAGAACGTCATGTCTAAGTTCTCCTGAACCTGTTAGTATAGAAGGGTTGGTGCTGTAGTTAAACTCGCTGTTACGGGCTCTAGCAAATACAAAGTTGGAAGATACTGTCTCTTGAGAAGACAGCTTAAAGCTTGCTCCCGCTACTATAGCATTAAAGAGTTTTTTAGGGTTTTCATCGTTAGTATTGGTACTGTTACCTGTACCTAGAGCTAAACCGCCGTTACCTACTGTTGCATCTAATGCCTCTTCGTTTAATAAGATAACTCCAATATCGGGAAGAAGTTTTCCGAAGCTACCTGAGTTGTTAACTGAGTTATTAGCTGATGTTTTAAGTTCGTAAACCCTGCCGGCGTCAGTGAAAGTTTGGGTAGTTGTAGTTGCAGAGGTGTCTTGGATAACTATGCTATTACCGCCAACGTCTAAAGTTAATTCTAAACTACCTGGAAGTATTTTTTCTTTGTATCTTCCTCTATCGATAGATATTACATAAAAACTATTAGCTGTATAGGTATTGTCGCCAGAACCGAATACGAAGTCAGATTCCTCATCTCCAAGTACTAGCGTTCTATACTGTCCAT